GGTGATCTATGGTTTGACGAATCGGACGCCATGACTGACTACTTTCACACAGCATATTACATGAGTGTGGGTGTTGGTAAGTGGGATAAACCATACGAGATAGTCTGAAACCCTTATGGGTCAAGGGATTGGTCATGCCAAATAAATGCTGAAAAGTGCTTGACAATCTCTTGACATATTGGTATTATTGCTATGCTAGGGATGATAAAGAGATTAACTAATAGAGAGGTATATTATGGATAGAGTTGTTTGGGCAGACATGGAGAACTACATGGGTAGAGGTTGGAAGGAGACTGATGAGAATGAGTCTACCTACAACACTACTGAGGTTCACACAGGCCCAGAGAATAAACGAGAGTGTCCTTGTGATACCTGTCCTATGAACTTAGAGTGTTTACAAAACGCTACTGAATGTGCAGCAATGCGTAACTGGTGTTCTAAGGGCGACTACAAGGATAAAGATTTACAACGACTAGTGAGAGGTATTAAGTAATGAGTAAAGAGTTTACTGACACTGAGATTGCTGAGTTGAATAAAGAGTTTGACAAAGGCAATGCGTTTACTAAATGGAAGTTTATGCAGACTGAGGAGTTCAAGAGACTGCCTGATGCTGTTCGGTATACAGTAGAGAAGGAGTGCCTACTGCATTACTTCAATATCATTACTGATGGTATGTCAGATTGGAAAGGGCCCATCAAGGCACTGATTCCGATTTCATTACTGAACCCTATGAGAGCAGCAGTGGAATACTTCACAGGCACTGAGTTGAATGTAGTGGAACAGGTAGATAACCAGTTCAAAGTATTCGCAAAGGGATATTACATGATGGGTGAATAAAGTGCTTGACATCTGATATAAAGTGTGGTATGCTCTGAGAATGGGTATACCCCTAAAACTGAGCAGCGTTTGGTAATCTATAAATGCAATAAAGATACAGAAATAAATGTGAGAGGTATATAATGAATTCAGATATTTACGCAGTGATAATGGCAAAGGTATTCCTAGTCATTGTCTTTCTTATGGGCATGACTTCTTTAGTCATTGAGATTATTAACGGAACAATATAAGGACATATATGCTTAACTTTCTTTTTGGTATTGTTATCGGTGTTATTTTCGCAGAGAAGTTCTTAGAGTTATTTGAAATGATTATGCGCTCTACCGTATAATGAGGGTTTATGCGTTATACCGTATAGACACCCCCCCTAAAACTGAGCGGACTTTGCTTACTTAACTGGAGATAATATGGAAACAGATGTATTGAAACTTGAAAGACAATTGACAGACTTGAAGGCACTGATGCCTGAACTGGTAGGTGATGAACAGGCACTACACGCAGCGATGGTTCGTAAGGAACAGATAGAAGAACAATTGCGTAGCACTGTTCAGAAGATGGATTACCAACAGGAACTACTGACTATTCTTATGGAAGAATGTGGTGAGGTTATTCAGGCAGCGTCTAAGTGTATACGGTTTGGTTGTGATAATAAGAATCTGAAATCATTAGAGAAAGAGATGGGTGATCTCTATTGCATGATTGATTTACTGCATGAGTATGATATGGTCAGTCTTACAGAGTTGGATGATCGTGCAAAGGTGAAGCGTGAGAAGTTAAAACTCTACAGTTCTCTTCTGGATGAGTCGTAAGTCATTGATTCTATTGGTAAAATAATTGCCAAATAATGCTTGACATATGTTCTTAAAACAACTATACTGTAAGTATAGAGTGAAAGAGAGGATATGATTATGATGAATTATGTAACTGGTTATGAGTATAGTGGTGTCAACGCAGCCACCCTTGCAGCGGTTGGAGTTGATTCGGTAGTCACTTTCAATCAGGCAGTCAAGAACTTGGGTGTCGCTGGTAAGAAACTGAAAGGTTTGAAGTCGTGTGCGACTTTGGTTCGGTTCTCTAAGAATGAGAAGGTAGAGGATGAAGAAGGAAAGACTGTTCCGAAACCAATCTACTTCTCTGTGTTTGATGCGAGTGAAGTTCTGAAAAGGAAATAAGAATATGAAAGAGTTTATCAAAGAATGGGTATCTGAAGGTCTGGACTACTTTGAGATTCAAGATAAGTTAGTCGCTCGGATACCTCTCGGAGAAGACTCGGAGATTTCTGAACTGATGTCCTATGCGGGCGAACTCATTGAGATGAAGCGGGTCAAACAGGTCGGGTCAACTACGGAGGCGATCGGAGAGTTCTATAGTGAACTTCTGCGCCATGATTGGTTCTATGAATACTCTGATGACCATAGTGTCTGGAGGCGGGGTAGTCAAAATCAAGACTATCTAAGGAAAAAGTCCTACGAATCCCTAGACTATTTTAAGATGTTTCGTGAATATTCTAAGTATATTAGTGGAAAAAGGGAGCGTCCCTACCTAGAGGAGTTCCTAAGTGATTGATTTTATTGACAATTTATTTGGCAAAAAATGCCGAAAAGTGCTTGACAATGTTATGAGAACAGGTTAATATATACTTGTAATGATGAGAAAGGTGATTGAAATGAAAAAGATATTGATTGCAGTAATGATGATGTTTGTGGGTGTGACTACTGCCCATGCGGTTGAGTTTGAAACTAACCAGAAAGTTCTTGAGAGAGTTATTGTTGCAGAAACCGTTAAGATTGTTCTTGGTGGTAAGAGAGACATTGACTTCGGTGGAGTGAGTGTCGGAACTGCTGGTGTGATTGGTGAAGGTAAGGTTCGTGATTGTTGGACTGTTCCTCAGTATCATGGTGACGGTAGTGTTACTATGCGTATGGTTTGTAACTAAGGAGAGGTTCGATGCGGTTTAAGGATTTAACATTCAAGCAACTTTTCGATGGAGTTCAGTCTATCGTGAAGTTCGGTAAGGACTATGAGTTGTCTATTGTAAAGCACTCTAGTTCTTATGGTGGGACACAAGGACTCTATGAGATTGCTGTGTTCTTTGAAGGTGAACAAAAAGAAATGTCTGGTATCACTCGTGAAGGTGATACGGTAAAAGGATTTCTTACTGAACAGGAAGTTGATGGTATCATGTTAAAGATGATGGCACTTACTGGTGAAGATGGAGTTATTGCATAATGGGTGGTGACTTCGGATTAGCGTGGGACTTTCTTCTTCCTCTTATTATGTTCGGAGTAACTATTGGAGTAACTATTTCAGTAGTCTTCGGTTTCGCAAAACTAGGAATCAAATTCGCACCCTACATTGTTATCGGCGCATTACTGATTTGGTTCTTTTCTAACGGAGTATAGGTCAGTCTGGTAGACCACTCGCTTTGGGAGCGAGATGTCGGTGGTTCAAATCCATCTACTCCGACCAATATATGATTAAAAAAATAAAAGAATGGATATGGGAACAAACCAACCTTACAGGGATAGAAGGTTTCTTCGCATTGCTAATTGTAGGAATTCTTGAACTGACAATCATGATTTTCCTTATATGGATTTTGCTCACAGTTCTCTAAGTATTATGGTAACACTATCGTTACTTTCTATAGGAGAAACATTATGTGGACTACACCTGCTTATACAGAAATGAGATTTGGTTTTGAAGTTACAATGTATGTAATGAACCGATAAGTTTTCTTTTCTCATACACTCGCCCCTTTGGTGGTTATAAATACTACCAAAGGGGTTTTTTTATATGAGCGATATGTTATCTTACTTTATGGGTCGTGATGGTTTCTCTTGGTTCATTGGTGTATGTGAAGATAGAGATGACCCCAAAGCACTAGGACGGATTCGTGTTCGTGTCTTTGGTTATCACACAGAAGACTTAACTAAAATACCAACACAGGACTTGCCGTGGGCGTGGGTTCTTATGCCACCTACTGCGGGCAATGGAGCGTTCCACAATATCAAACCAGCGGATTGGGTAATGGGATTCTGGCGTGATCCAGATACATTACAACAACCTGTCATTATGGGTATCTTGCCAGGCGCACCAGCGGATGGTGCAGACCCAACAAAAGGATTTTCCGACCCCAACTCTGAAGATGCACCAGACACACAGGCAGAGAAGTTTAAGAAAGAACCAGACTTCGGCCCGTATCCATCTCGCCCAGGCTTTGCAGACACATCTCGTTTGACTTCTGGTTTGTTAGAAGAACATCCAGAGATTGCAGAAAGAGATGAGTCTTATACTTCTGAAGTTCCTATCGCAAACGGTCGTATGATTGTTCAGAACGCTGATGATAAAGAGAACATCGTAAGTTCGCCTCCTGTCAATGTTCAAGAACAGTGGGTTGACAAGATTGGAACGAACACTGACATGACTGCAACCTCTTGGAGTGAACCAAGAACTACGGATGATTCTATTCGTGGTAAGGATGCTACTGGAAAGAATCCAGAGACACAAGAGGATAGAGTCCCCCCATATAAAAGACGCAACACAGAGTATCCATACAATCATGTTCTAGAAACAGAAAGTGGACATATCAAAGAATATGACGATACACCTTTTGCGGAACGCATCTATGAGAAGCATAAGAGTGGAACAGGATATGAGATTGATGCAGACGGAAACAAAGTCACTCGTGTTGTAGGACAGAATTACGAAATCATTGCTGGTAATAACTTTGTTAATATCAAAGGTGATGTCAATCTTACAATTGATTCAAACTGTAAGACATACATCAAAGGCGATTGGAATATCCAAGTCGATGGTAATAAGACAGAAGTTGTGAAGGGCGATGTTACAGAGAAGTATGGTGTGAATCCAGTAACGAACTTCCACTCTACTACTCTGACAGGATTCAGAACCAAGACTATTCTTGGACTTGAGAATGAGAATGTCGTTGGTGCGGTTGTTCACATTTACGGTGGTGTTAAAACTGAAACAGTTGCTGGTAACTCTACATTGGGTATTAGTGGTAACTACGATGTTGATGCTGCAAGGATTGATCTAAACTAATGATTGGTGAATATCAAGTTCTTGTCAATGGTGTTCTTAAAACATATACAAACTATGAGGATATTCCTTATGCGTTTGATAATGTAATTAAGTTTGCACCAGAGTATCCGCCAGAACCACACACAGAAGAACAGCACGAATTGATTGCAACATATAATGATAAACTAAAAGAACTAATGAAAAGGGAATTAAAATAATGCCTGCGGCAACAAGGATTGGAGATGCGGATGTTCCACATTGTTCTGGTATGACTAGAGCGGTGGGAAGTCCAGATGTATTTGTAAATGCAATTGCGTGGAGTAGACAAGGAGATGTGAATACTGGTCATCTATTGCCGGGTTCACCTTGTCCATCTCATGCTGCCCCTATTGCGTCTGGTTCATCTACAGTATTTGTAAACGGTAAAGGTGCTGGGAGAGTTGGTGACGGTATTAGTGCTTGCACATCTGTTGCTGCTGGATCCCCTAATGTTTTTGCGGGGCCATAGAATGCCCTATAGGAGAGAGAAGAAATGTATGAGTATAGATGTAAGGTGGTTAAAGTAATTGACGGCGATACAGTTGATGTCGATATTGATCTTGGTTTCGGTGTGTGGCTTCATGACGAGCGTGTTCGTATCATGGGCATTGATACGCCTGAATCCAGAACTTCGGACAAGGTGGAGAAAGTCTTCGGACTGGCAGCAAAGAAAAGATTAAAAGAATTATTGGGTGAGGATGTTGTTCTTAAAACACAAGTGAACAAAGATGGTGAAGATATGAAGGGCAAGTTCGGAAGGATACTTGGTGACTTTGTATCTAATGATGGAAGAATGGTTACAGATATTATGATTGAAGAAGGACATTGTGTTGCATACTTTGGTGGAAGTAAAGAAGAAATCCAAATGAAGCACATGGCAAATAGAGAGAAGTTATTGCGTGAAGGTATTGTCAAACTTCCAGACTGACGGTATAAATAGACTTAGGAGATAATAGATGGCCGTCAACCCTACAGCATTTAGAGATGCAGAAGCAAACAATGAGTCTGATAGAAGTGCAAGAATATTTAAGGACTTCAATCTAAACTTTGCAAGACATCCTGTAACTGGAGACATTGCAAAACTAACTGATGTTTCTGCTGTTAAAGCAAGTGTTAAGAATTTAATTCTTACTAACTTCTACGAGCGTCCTTTCCATCCAGAGATTGGTTCGGATGTTCGTGCGGCACTATTTGAATTGGTAACACCACAAGTCGCTGCAAGACTTGGACGAAACATTGAAGATGTGATTGTGAACTTTGAACCAAGAGCAGAATTGATTAGTGTTATCGTAAGAGCAAACATAGACAGAAACGCTTATGAAGCGACAATCAAATTCAATGTTGTGAATACAGAAACAGATGAACAGACATTGGACTTATTTTTAGAGAGACTAAGATAAGATGGCGACAAAATTACAAGTCACAGAGTTGGACTTCGATCAGATTAAATCCAACCTAAAGACATACATGAAGAACCAGACAGAGTTCTCAGATTATAACTTTGAGGGTTCTGCCCTTTCAACATTGATTGATCTACTTGCATACAATACTCACTACTTGGGTATGAACGCAAACATGGCACTCAATGAAGCATTTCTAGATTCCGCAACTCTTCGCTCTTCTGTAGTCTCTCATGCAAAGAAGTTGGGATACACTCCTCGTTCTGCTCGTGCGCCTATTGCCTATTTGGATGTTACTCTAAACAATTCTACATTAACATCTGCAACTGTATCTAAAGGAACTAAGTTCACTACAGTTGTTGATGGGACAACTTATGCATTTGTTGTTAATGAAGATAGATCTATCTCGGCGATAAATGGTATACTACGATTTTCCAATCTTCCAGTATATGAGGGAACTCTTGTTACTGCAAAGTATACGGTCGATAATTCTAATTTAGAAAAAAGATTTCTAGTCACAGACAATCGTGCAGATACCACAACACTTAAAGTATCTGTTCAAAACTC